GACCCCGACACCGCACCCCCCACCCTCGCAGACCTCGCCCTCGAACTGGCCGGCGCCTCCTCCTGGTGGCGGCACGAGAGCGACGCCGCCGACCTCATCCACGCCGCGTGCCGCATTCTCGACCGCATCAGAGACGCCGTCGACATCCCCCCGGCCATGGTCACCCTCGGCCGCTGCGACTACACGTACGACGACCACGGGCAGCCCTGCGGCGCCGAACTCCGCGCACCCAAAGGCCAACCGCTCATCACCTGCCTCATCTGCCAGACCGTCTACGACGTCGAACGCCGACGCTCCCAACTCATCGACCGCATGGAGCGCCTGGTCCTCCCCGCCCCCGTCATCGCCTCCATCCTCTCCATGTGGATGGACGCCGACATCAACCCCTCCACCCTCCGCACCTGGAAGCAACGGAACCAACTGGAGTCGTACGGCATCGACCGCGAAACCCGCGCCTCCCGCTACCGCCTCGGCGACGTCCGCCGCTGCTACCTCCGCGACCTCAACGACGCCAACAAGCAAGCCGCCGCCGAACGCGAAGCCGCGCTCAAACTCCAGATCAGCGCCCTCGCCGAGGCGGCCGCACAGCACACCGACACCAAGGAGACACTGGCAGCATGACCGACATCCCTGAGGGGCTCGTCCACCGCGACACGATCGTCGCCGGGCCCGGCCAGAAGATCGACTACCAGATCCCCGAGTGGGCGAAGGCCGCCCGGGTGATCCTCAAGGGCGGTGACGCTGCCCGCCCGGACGGTACCCCGGGAGAGGGCGGGTATGCGATCGTCGAGCTGTACGGCGAACCCGAGGAGCAGCCGTGACCGGGCAGCCACTGACCAAGGAGTCCTTGCAGCAGGCGCTCCAGGAGTGGTACGACCGCCTCGGCGACGTCCCTGTGCCCGTGCGCAAGCCCATGCCCCGGGCCCGCTACGAAGAACGGAAGCGGCACTTCGAGGAAACCGGCGACGAGGCGCGCCTTGAGTACCTCGTGAGCTGCTACGAGCCCACCGACATCTGGGATGAGGAACAGCCGTGACGGTCTCCATCCGCGACTTCATCGCCGCGCGCCTCGACGAGGACGAGGCCGCCGCCCGGGTGGCGACGGAAGGCCCATGGTCATTCGTCGGGTACGACGACTCTGGGTGGGCGGTCGTTGCCAACGACGAGCACGAGATTGTCTCCCGCAGCGGCTCGGACGACGCCACCCACACCGCGCTTCACGACCCCGCCCGTGTCCTCCGCGAGGTCCAAGCCAAACGGGATCTGCTGGCGCACGCCGAAAGAAGCCTGGCCGACGCCGACAAGCTAGAGACCATCGGCGCGCAACCGGCCGACGTCTTCACCATCCGAGCTCCCGCAGAGTGGACGCTCTCGATCCTCGCCGCCCCGTACTCCGATCACCCCGACTACAACCCCGAATGGAGCACCACGTGAACCACCTCGAACTCGTCTTCGACGACTCTTACGGCCGCCGCATCGACGACGCGGTCCGCAACATCCAAGCCGAAGCCGAGAAGCGCGGCGTCCCCGAAGGCACCACACCAACCATCGACGTCCAGCCAACGGAACCCGGGCACCCGCAACTGACCGTCACCACCTACCGATGGGAGTGGGCAGAATGACCAGTCTCACCCGGCAGGACTTGACAATCTGCACACTCTCGTGAGACGGTTGTCAAGTCTAGGGTCGTGAACTGTGTTCAGTTCGCGGCCCGTCGGCGTCTCCGGGCTGATCCGGGCGTCCATCTGAGGGGTACAGCGGGCAGGCACAACGGGCACCGCCTGCCCGCACCTTCGACACAACCCCCGGGAGGTGCCCATGCCTCCCCGCATCCCCGACGAGACCCGCGCCGCGATCCTCGCCGACATCGAATCCAGCGAGAACCTCTCCACCCGCAGAATCGGCGCACGCCACGGCGTCTCCGACACCACCGTCCGCAACATCGCGAAAGAAGCCGGACTCACCGACGCCTTTTCGCGCGAACTCACCGAAAGCGCGACGCGCGCGCGCCTGGCCGACCTCGCCCAGCGCCGCTCGCTCCTCGCCGCCGGCCTCCTCGATGACGCCGAAGCGCTGCGTGAACGCGCCTGGGCCGAGTACGAGCAGGTGCTCTCCACGGGTGAGGGCATCCGGCGTACGACGCTCGACCTCCCGCCGCTCGGTGAGGTCCGGAACGCGTATGCGGCGCTCGGGATCGCGACGGATAAGCACCTCGCGCTCGTCAAGCACGACGCGGACCCCGGCACCGACAAGGCCCGGTCGCTCCTGGCCGGCATCGGCGACGCGTTCAAGGCCGCCGCCGACCAGCTCGCCGACGACGAAGACGCTGATGGATCTGACCGCGGCGACGCGGCTCCTCTCCCCTAAGCAGATCCGCTCCATCGGGGAGTGCGCGTCCGCGCGCACCTCGATCTGGACCGGGGCCGTCCGCTCGGGGAAGACCATCGCGTCCCTGATCGCGTTCCTCATCGGTGTCGCCACGGCACCGGACACGGGCCTGATCCTCATCGTCGGCCGCACCCTCCAGACGATCGAGCGGAACATCCTCGACCCGTTGCAGGACTGGGGCCTGTTCGGGTTCGTCGCCGGGCAGATCCACCACACGCGCGGCGCGACCACGGCGGTGATCCTCGGCCGCACCGTGCATCTGATCGGCGCTTCGGACGCCCGCGCTGAGGGCCGCATCCGCGGCGCGACCGTCTACCTCGCCTACGTGGATGAAGCCACGCTCGTCCCCGAGTCGTTCTGGAACCAGCTCTTGGCCCGCCTCTCCGTCCCCGGCGCCCGCCTGCTGGCAACGACCAACCCCGACTCGCCAGCGCACTGGCTCCGCAAGAAGTTCCTGCTCCGCGCTGACGAGCTGAACCTCGCGACCTGGCATTTCACGCTCGACGACAACCCCGGCCTCGACCCCGCCTATGTCGCCTCCCTCAAAGCCGAGTACGTCGGGCTCTGGTACAAGCGGTTCATCCAGGGCCTGTGGGTCATGGCCGACGGCGCGATCTACGAAGCGTTCGACGAAGACCGCCACGTCGTCAAGACCCTGCCCGCGATGCGCCGCTACCTCGCCGCCGCGATCGACTACGGGACCACGAACCCCACGCACGCGGTCATGCTCGCCCTCGGCGACGACGCCCGCCTGTACGTCACCTCCGAATGGCGCTACGACTCCCGCGTCCAGCTCGGGTCGCTCTCCCCGGTCGAGTACTCCAAGCGCATCCGCGCATGGATGACGGGCCAGCCCGCACCGACATGGGTCATCGTCGACCCCGCCGCCGCCGACTTCCGGCAGCAGCTCAAAGACGACGGCGTCCCCTCCAAAGCCGGGAACAACTCGGTCGTGGAGGGCATCCGCACGATCTCGTCCCTGTTCGCCGTCGACAAGCTCCGCATCCACGCCTCATGCAAGGGCCTGCTCGACGAGATCCCCGGCTACACGTGGGACCCCGACAAAGCCGAGAAGGGCGAAGACGCCCCGATCAAGGTCGAAGACCACGGGCTGGATGCGTTGCGGTACGGCATCTACACCACCCGCCCCACGTGGCGGCCGTTCGTCCTCGCCGCCTAGGAGGTGCCTGTTGCCGCTCCCTGAGAACTCTGACGAATCGTGGCCGCCCGAGCACCTGCGGCCCGTGTTCGCGAAGATCGCAGAGTGGGCCGCATGGTTCTCCGGCGACCCGAACCAGCTCATGCAGGTGTACTCCAACGACGCCGAACCCGCCGCGGGAATCCTCGCCCGCGCGGTCCGGTGGGTCAAGCGCTGGGTCTGGGGCAACCAGGCGACCGCCGCGCAGCCGCGCCAGCGCGTCCACCACCCGCTCGCCGGGGACATCGCCGCCGGCGCCGCGGACCTGCTGTTCGCCGACCCGCCGAAGTTCGTCATCGAAGTCACCGACCGCGAGTCGGGGACGGACGCCGAGGGCGAAGCGGGGGACGTCGACGATGCCGCCGACGACCCCACGCAGGCCCGCCTCGACGACCTCATCGACGACGGCGCCTATGCGGCCCTCCACGAGGCCGCGAACGTCGCCTCCGGCATGGGCGGCGTGTACCTGCGCGTCTGCTGGGACAAGGCCGTCCGGCCCGACCGGCCGTGGATCGCCGCCGTGCACCCCGACGCCGCGGTCCCCGAGTTCCGGTACGGGATCCTCCAGGCTGTCACGTTCTGGCGCACCGTCCTCCTGAACGGTGACCGCGTCGTCCGGCACCTCGAACGCCACGAAGTCGACCGCTCGAACCCTGACGCGCCGCGGGGGATCGTCCGGCACGGCGTCTACGACGGGTCCCTCACCGCGCTCGGCAACGTCAGCGCGCTCACGGACTTCACGCAGACCATGGCGATTGCCGAAGCGATCGAGTACGGCGACGAGATCGAGACCGGCCACACAGGCCTCACCGCCGTCTACATCCCCAACCGGCGCCCCGGCAAGAGCTTCCGGAATGTGCCCGACGCGGCCGCGTTCGGCGAGAGCGACTACGCCGGCGCCGAGGGGATGCTCGACCTCCTCGACCTCAACTACTCGTCGTGGGGCCGGGACATCGACCTCGGCCGGGCCCGCCTGATCGTCCCCAACGACTATTTGCAGACCCTCGGCCGCGGCCAGGGCGCCGAGTTCGACCTCGACCGCGAGCTCTATGAGGGCGTGAACGCGCTGTCGGACTCGACGCAGATGGACATCAAGGAAGTCCAGTTCGAGATCCGCTGGCAGGAGCACCAGGAGTCGGGGAACCAGTTCAAGCGGGACATCGTCGCGGCGGCGAAGTACTCCCCGGCGACGTTCAATTTGACGGACAAGGGCGGCCCGGTCACCGCGACCGAGGTCAACGCCGACGAGGGCAAGTCCCACACCACGACGAAAGGCAAGCAGAAGTACTGGACCCCGGCCTTGGCGGAGATCACCGAGGCGCTCCTCGCCGTCGACGTGAAGCACTTCGGGACGGCGGGGGTCGTGCCGCAGCGGCCCCGTATCGAATGGCCCCCGGACGTCGAGCCCGACCCCGAGATCGAGTCCCGCACGATGGTCAACTGGGACACCGCTGGCGCCGTCTCCCTGGAGGAGAAGGTCAAGGCCCGCAGGCCGGACTGGACCCCGAAGCAGGTCGAGAAGGAAGTGGAGCGCATCCGGGAGGAGAAGACCCCGGAGCCGCTCGCGGACCCCGACGGGTCGTTCCGCACCGGTTTCGGCGCCCCCGACGACGACCAGCCGAAGAACGACAACGCCCCGCAGGACGGCGAGGAGTAGCAGGTGCCCGCCGGGCGCGGCCTCGCCGTCGACTTCGCACAGACCGTCGCCGAGCTGTTCGGCGACGCCGAGAACCGGCTCCTGTCCGCCCTCGCGAACCAGGTCCGCACCGACGCCAACGCCGAGCAGCTCGACCGGGCCCGGTCCATGGGCCGTATCCGCGCCGCCGCCGAATCGATCCTCGCGCGTCTCGACACCGACGCCCGAGGGGCCGCGCAGACCGCGGTTCTCGAAGCGTTCGCGGCCGGGTCCGTCGATGCGGTCAACGACCTTGTGCGGCTCGGCGGGGACGGACGTGCCGACTGGGCCGCGCGACGGTCCCGTGTCCTCGCCGCGGTCGCGCGCCTCCTGGGCATCACGCGCCGCCGCGACGCGCGCCTGCGTGACGAGCTCGCCGAGCTGCGCCGCGACCTCCCCGGCGTCGACGCCGCACTTGCCATGGTCCAGGAGCTCGTGCAGCGCATGTCCTCCACGCACCTCCAGGTGATGCGCTGGACCGAAGACGCCTACCGGAGAGCCGTCGCCGCGCCCGCGGTGGATGTCCTCCTCGGCTCCAAGACCCGCCTGCGCGCCTCCGAGGTCGCCTGGGATGCGCTTGTCGCACAGGGCATCACCGGGTTCACGGACAAGTCGGGCCGGAACTGGAACCTGACGAGCTACGTGGAGATGGCGACCCGCGCGACCACCGCACAGGCCGCGATCGAGGGACACCTCGCGCAGCTGCGCGCCGCCGGGATCGACCTCGTGACCGTCCCCGACCAGCCGCAGGAATGCGAGCTGTGCCGCCCGTGGGAAGGCCAGATCCTCGCGATCACCGGCCGGGCCGGTCCCAGGCAGGTTGAGCACGCCACCCGCGACGGCGTGTACGTCACCGTCAACGTGAAAGCCACCCTCGCCGAAGCCGTCGCCGCGGGGTTCATGCACCCGAACTGCCGACACACGATCTCGGCCTACACGCCCGGGATCACGCGCCTCCCCACGAACACCGCGGACCCGAAAGGCGACGCGAACCGGCAGGAGCTGCGCCGCCTCGAACGCGAGACCCGCAAAGCGAAGCGCCGCGCCGCCGCCGCGCTCACCCCCGAGACCCGCAAGGCCTGGGAGCGGCGGGTCCGCAACCGGCAAGCGCAGATTCGTGACCACGTCGCGAAGACGGGCCTGCACCGCCAGCGCCACCGTGAACAGCTCGACGGCCTCGACCCCGTGCCCGGGCCGCTCCCGCCACGGGAGCCGCGCAGGGACACCCCCGAGCGCCGGAAGGTACAGCCGCCGCTCGACGGCCTCGCCGAGCTCAAGCGACGCGAAGCCGAACGCGAACCAGCGGTACCCGAGCCGATCCCCGCCCTCCCTGAGCCGGAGGAGGCCCCTGCGGGCCCACGCAGCATCGTCCCCACCGACGCCATGGACGCACTCGACCGCAAGCGCGAGATCACCGACGCCGTCACAGCCCTGTTCGAGGGCAAGACCTTCGGCGGGTTGCACGTGGTCGTCGCCCCCGACGACATCAAGATCGACAGCAACCGGATCGCGTTCACCGGCGAGATCCACAACGCCGCGGGCGGGATCGTCGGCACCGTCGAACGGTCCCTGCGCCGCGACGGCAACGGCATCATCTGGGCCAACCACCAGATGCTGACGATCAACGGGAACCTCCAGGGGCAGGGCTTCAGCCACGACCTCAATGGCATGCTGTTCGACTGGTACCGCGAGCAGGGCGTCACCTACGTGAAGCTCTTCGCGGACATCGACGTCGGCGGGTACGCCTGGGCTAGGAACGGTTACGACTGGGCCACCGAGAAGGACGCCGAGGGCATCATCGATCAGCTGTGGACCGCGATGGCCGACGAGCCGGAACCGGTCCGCGACGCCGCCCGCGCTCTCCTCGAACGCGCCGAGGACGAGCCGTTCGGATCCGAGGGCTACCCGACCCCGTACGAGGTGTCCCAGCTCGGCCGCCAGGAGGGCGACGTCGGCAAGGACGCCACCTGGTTGGGCAAGCGGGTTATGCTCGGCTCCAAGTGGTACGGCGTGAGGGAGGTCTGAGGCCATGCCCAACCCCATCGACGGCCGCAGCCCGGTCCGCCGCCAGCGCCTCCGCGCGCTCGCCGACGTCCACGCCGCCTGGGTCGCCGAACACCTCGCCGCCGCCGACTTCGACCAGGCGCGCGCGCTCGCCAAGTCGCCGTCGGACTACAACGAGCACTACCTCGACGTGAATCCGACCGTCTCGGTAGAGAACGACTTCCAGTTGCGCGCACGCGCGGCCATGGGCCTCCAGCCCTAGCCACCCACCCAACCGCACGAGTACACGAAGGCCCGTCCATGTGGCGGGCCTTCGCCGTGCCCACCAAAGGAGGCCCGTCGTGGACTTCAAGCTGCTTCCCGAGAAGTCGCGCCGCGCCGCGTTCGCGAAGATGCGCGCCGCCGGGAAGCTCTCCGACACCTCCACACCGAAGGCTCCCAAGAAGGCCAGCGCGAAGAAGGCGACCGTCCGCACCCGGGTCCGGAAGGTCAACGCCCCCAAGCCCGCGACGCCGTCCAGCTCGACCCGGTCGCGCGGCCCCGTCCAGGGCGTCTCGCCCGCGTTCAAGGGCGGACCCGCAGACGGGTCGCTGTCCCGCGACTACCTCTCCGGCGGCGCCCCCTCCGAGGCCGACCAGCAGCTCCTCATCGACCGATACCGGCTCATGCACGGCAAGGACCCGTCCCCGGCGATGCTCGCGAAGCTCCGCCGCAAGCGCCGACCGCGCTCATAGTCTCCCGCGGCATCCCCGCCGCGGGTGTCCCGAAAGGACCCACCATGACCCAGCCGTCACCGCAGGCGCCAGGCGCGCCCGCTGGCGGAGGCAACCCCGGCCAGGCGCCGGGACAGCCTCAGCAGCAGGGAACCGTCACCAACCCGGCCGCACCCGCGGCCCCTCCTGCGACCAACCCCGGCCAGGCGCCGGGCACCGACCCGCAGGACGTCGCCTCGCTCCCCCAGTGGGCGCAGGACGTCATCAAGAACACCCGCACCGAGGCCGCGAACTACCGCACCCAGCACCAGACCGTGCAGCAGCAGGCCCAGGAGGCCCAGAAGCAGCGCGACGCGGTCCTGGCCGCGATGGGCCTCAAACCGGACGGCACCGAGGCTGTCGACCCCGACAAGCTCGGCGCGCAGCTCGCCGACGTCCAGTCACGGGCGTGGGAGACCGCCGTCGAGAACAAGGTGCTCCGCATGGCGGGCCGCCTCGGCCTCGACGCCGACGGCCTCCTCGACTCGCTCGCGTTCCTGGACTCGCTCCAGGCCCTCGACGCCGAACCCGAGGCCGCCGACTTCGCGCAGAAGCTCGAAGCCCACGTGACCGCGTTCGTGACCGCGAACCCGAAGTTCAAAGCCACCCCGGCCCCCCAGGGGGCGCCGCGCGGCGGCGGCGACTTCGGCGGCGGCCCGAACCTGCCGCCCGCGTCCCTGGACGCGCAGATCGCCGACGCCGAGAAGCGACGGGACCACGTAGCCGTCATCCGACTCAAGCGGCAGAAAGCCGCCCAGCAACCCTAGGAGAACACCATGGCCGGAATCACCGGGATGGGCACCACCTTCAACCTCCCGAACTACCACGGTGAGCTGTTCAGCCTCACCCCGTCGTCCACGCCGTTCCTGTCCGCCATCGGCGGGCTCACCGGCGGTGGACAGACTTCGGCCGTGGAATTCGAGTGGCAGACCTCCGACCTGCGCGACCCCTCCCAGCGGGTCAAGGTCGAGGGCGCCGCCGCGCCCACCGCCGAGCAGCGCGTGCGCGCGAACGTCCGCAACGTCGCCCAGATCCACCAGGAGAAGGTGTCCGTCAGCTACACGAAGCAGGCCACCAACGCCCAGGTCACCACGCCCTCCTCGGCCCCGTACCGCGGCGTCGACGGGTCGAACCCGGTCACCAACGAACTGGACTGGCAGGTCGTCGAGGCGCTCAAGTCGATCGCCCTGGACGTGAACTGGTCGTTCATCAACGGCGTCTACGCCAACCCGACCACGAACTCGACCCCGCGCAAGACCCGCGGCATCCTCGCCGCCGTCACCACCAACCGGATCACGAAGGGCACCTCCGTCACGGGCCTGTCCTCGGCGACCGACACCATCACCGAGACCGCGACCGCGCTCGTCGACGGCGACGAGATCGTGTTCACCTCCACCGGCGACGCGACGAACATCGTGGCCGGCCGCGTCTACTACGTCGTCTCCAAGGCCACCAACACGTTCAAGGTCGCGACGACCCCGGGCGGCACCGCGCTGACCCTGGGCACCTCGACGTCGAACATCAACTACACCAAGCCGTGGTCCACCGCGCTCACGCCCGTGCACGTCGGCGACCTGATGCAGATGGCCTACGACAACGGCGGCATCTCCGAGCAGGAGACCGCGACCCTCGTCGTCAACTCCCGGCAGAAGCGCGCCCTGTCCACCGCCTACGCCGAGGCGTACGGCAAGTTCCAGGAAACCAGCCGGACCGTCGGCGGCGTCAACGTCGACACGATCACCACCGACTTCGGGGTCCTGAACGTCATGCTCGACCGGCACATGCCCCAGGACACGCTCCTGGTGTGCTCCATGGAGCAGCTCATGCCCGTCTTCCTCAACACCCCCGGCAAGGGCGTGTTCTTCGAGGAGCCTCTCGCGAAGACCGGCGCCTCGGACGACGTGCAGCTGTACGGCGAGATCGGCCTCAAGTACGGCGCCGAGACCGCCCACGCGGTCATGACCGGCCTGGCGGTGTAGCCATGCCGATCTACGAACGCCGCTCCGGGCAGCATGTGGCCGAGCGCGTGAAGACCGTCAAGGGCTCCGAGGACGACGAGCGCCTGAGCGCGCTCGCCGCCGACGGCACCGACGGGTGGCGGCAGGTCGAGTCCGACCGCAGGCCGACCGCGAAGAAGGCGAAGGAGTAGCGATGGCGGCGCCGGTCTACGCGACCGCAGTGGAGTACGCGGCCTCCCCGTACGGGAAGGCCGAGGTCACCGGCGACGAGCTGACGGCCGCGCTCGCCATCGCCTCCCGCGACATCGACGAACTGCTCATCACCGCGTGCTACGAGGTCGACGAGGACGAGATGCCGACCGATACGGCTGTGGCGGAGGCGATCCGGGACGCGACGATCGCGCAGGCCTCCTACACGGTCGACGCGTCCGCGGACCTCGCCGACGGCGAGCTGCCCGCGGGCGTGTCGTCGGTGTCGGCGGGCTCGATCTCCATCACGGTCGCGAAACCCTCCGCGGCGATCCGGGTGCGGGGGGTCGCGTACTCGCCGCGCGCGTGGTCGCTGCTGCGGGGCGCTGGCCTGACGGGCCGGGAGCCGAGGCAGCCGTGAGGCGGCTCCCGAAGTACCTCAAGCAGCACACGATCCAGCTTGAGGAGCATCTCGGCACGGACGGGTACGGGCGGGACCGGTGGGGACCGCCCGTACCGGTGCAGGGCCTCCTCGACGACACGGTGAAGGAAGTCCGCGGCCCCGACGGGTCCGTGGTCGTCTCCTCTGCCCGGTTCCTGTGCGACCTCGACACGGTCGCCCCCGCGCGCTCGCGCGGGACCCTCCCCTCTGGCCGGAAAGCGCTGGTGCTGGTCACCACGCAGCCCGACGGCGGGAAGCTCCCGGTCCCCTCCCACCTGTCGATCGCATTCGAGTAGAGGAGGCGCGGCATGGGGAAGGTGACGTTCAAGTGGAACGGCGAGGAGGTGAAGCGCCGCCAGCGCGAGGGCCGCAACCGCGGCCTCCGCAAGGGCGCCGAGCACCTCCTCGCCGTTGCCGACCCGCTCGTCCCCGTCGAAGAGGGCACGCTCGTGCGCTCGGGTACCGCGAGCGTGGACGAGGCCAAGGGCCAGGCCGCGGTCTCCTACGACGGCCCGTACGCGGTCCGTCAGCACGAGGAGCTGACGTGGCGGCACGACCCCGGTAAGCAGGCGAAGTACCTGGAGGAGCCGTTCCACACCGAGGGCCCGGTGATCCTGGAGATCATCGCGGCCGAGGAACGCCGGAGCCTCCGCTCATGAGCTGGACCTCCGACCTCCTCGTCGGCATCGCCGAGTACGGGGCCGCGCACAGCGGCGGCACCTGGGACCCCGACGGGGCCTACACCGCCGGGCAGACCGGCATCCTCCTCGTCTTCGCCCCCGACTCCCCGGACCGGATCGTGGTCCTCACCCCGACATGGACCACCGAGGACGGCGATGACGGCGATGTCCTCCAGGGCCTCCAGATCCGCACCCGCGGCGACCGGAACGACCCGATGTCGACGCTCAACCTGCGGGACGTGTGGCGCGACTGCCTCGACGGCCTCGGGAACGACGGCATCACCCTGATCGGCGGCGTCACCGTCTCCGACATCACCCACATCCCCGGCGCGGGCGTCTCGCTCGGCATCGACGCCAGCCAGCGCCTGGAGTGGTCGGACAACTACCAGATTCGAGCGGCGCGGCCGACCGCGCTCCGCAACTGAAAGGGGCACACCGTGTCTGAAGGGACCGCGCTGGCGCGACGCCTGCGAATCGACATCAACATCGGCACTGAACTCGCGGAGAACTTCCAGGAGTTGAAGGGCCTGAACGAGCTGAAGGCGCCGATCTCGCCGATCACCCAGGCCGACATGCACTACGACGGCAACGGCTGGAAGGGCTACGTCAAGACCGCCCAGGAGTACCTGGTCGAGGGCAACGTGTCGGTGAAGAAGGACCGCACCACGAAGCTCCTCAACGAGGTCCACGCGTTCCTGGAGGCCGCGTCGAAGGCGTTCGGCGGGGCGGAGATCGTCCAGTTCCGCGTCTACGACCGGGACGGTCAGCTCCCCGGCCAGCAGGGCTGGGGGATCGTCACCTGGACCGAGGACGGCGGCGACGCCGAGCAGAAGGGCACCGTGGCGTTCTCCCTGATGCCCGACGCGGACCGGCCCGAACTCACCGAGATCGCGAACCCGCTCAACGCCACCCCCGTGCCCGTGATCGCGTCCCTGTCCCCCGCGGGCGGGGCGACCGCGGGCGGCACGCTCGTGGTCATCACCGGCGCGCACTTCGACACGGTCACGCTCGCCGCGCACGTCAAGTTCGGCGCGAACAACGCGACGTCCTACCAGGTGATCTCGCCGTCGAAGATCGCCGCGATCGCGCCCGCCGGCGCTGCCGCGACCGTCCGGGTCACCGTGACGAACGCCAACGGCGCGTCCGCGGACACCCTCGCCGACGACTACACGTACGCGTAGGACTGGGGGTTTCCGATGGCGCAGACCGACGCCGAGAAGCACGTCTACGAGAACGACGAGGGCTCCCTCGTCGTCCGTCTCGTCCTTCCCGCCACCAAAGCCCGCCCGGCCACCGACGACTGCCCCGAGATCAATGCCCGCCCTGCGGGCACGTACGAGTACGTGATCGAGGGCGTGGACGCCGCCACGGGTATCTGGGCCAATCGCCTGTCCCAGAAGACGCAGGCCGCGCAGCGTCGCTCTGATGCCGGAGAGTCGGCCGAGGACATCGACGCCGACCTGCACCTGTCCGACGAGGCCGAGAAGGACCTCTACGGGAAGGCCCTCGGTGCGACGCTCGACCAGCTGATCGCCGACGGCGTCCCGTGGAAGAAAGCCCAGCTCATGGGGCAGATCGCGTACGCGTGGATCGTCCGTGACGTCGAAGGCGCGCGCGCGGTCTGGGAGTCGGACGGCGTCCCAAAAGCGAACCGGGCGGCCCGCCGCGCGAAGAGCAGCGGGTCTGGCTCCAAGAAGAAGGCCGGTGGGGCTGCGGCGAAGCGGACGAACACGGCATCTACTCGTGGTACGAGCCCGCAGAGCTGACGCTCTCGTCGCTGCTGACCGAACACTGGCTCCTCATCGAAGCGGACCTGCACGAGGTCTACGGCATCGACACCGGCTCCGGCATTCTCTCCCAGCGCTCGTGGCGGTGGCTCCGGGCGCGGGTCATGGGCCTGTTGACCTGTGAATGCCGCCTCCAACGCAAGCTCGCACCTCCTCCTGAGACACCGAAGATCCCGACAGCACCGAGGAGGTGAGCTTCCTTGGCGCTGAATCTAGGTGAGCTGCACGCGGTCATCGACGCCGATGACCGCGGGTTCAACCGCGGCATCGACGCCGCGGGCGCGAAGATGGCCCAGTTCCATCGGGACACGAACGGCCGCCTGCACGACATGCAGGGCCGGTTCGTTGCCGAGGGCGAGGCCATGGGCCGGGGGCTCAGCCCGGTCCACCGCGCCCTCATCGCCGTGCATGACCGCATGGACAGGGTCACCCAGAAGTTCGGCGGTATGAGGGGCATCCTCCGGGGCCTCGCGGGCGGGACCGTGCTGACCGGGATCGCGACCGGCGCCGCTGGTGCCGCGTCCGCGCTCGGGCCCGTCCTGTCCCTCGTCAGCACGCTCGTGACGACCGCGGCCGGTCTCGGCGCGGCCCTACCTGGTGCGCTGCTCGCTGGTGCCGCGGCCGCGGGCACGCTCAAGATCGGGTTGACCGGGGTCGGCGACGCCATCGCCGGTGACGAGGAAGCCCTGGAGCGGCTCCCTGGGCCTGCGCGCGACTTCGTCGGTGTGGTCCGGGACCTGAAGGACGACTGGGACGACCTCACCAAGTCCGTCCAGTCGCGGCTGTTCAAGGGCACCGCCGGGGACCTGAAGGACACCGCGGAAGTACTGCTGCCGCGGCTGAAGACCGGCCTCGGCCAGGTCGCCGAAGGCTGGAACGACATGTTCCGGGCCGCACTCCAGTCCGCGAAGACGCCGCGGTTCATCGCCGGGATCTCCGATGTCCTGGAGTCCACCGGGCGTGCCCTGTCGGGCGCGTCAACGGGCCTCGATGGGTGGGCCAGAGGCTTGGGGATTCTGTTCTCTGCGGTCGCGCCGCTCCTGGAGCGGATCGGGGACGCCGCGGGCAGGCTCGGCGACCGCTTCGGGGAGTGGATGGAGCAGGCCCGCGCGAGCGGCGCCCTCCAGCGCACCCTGGACACGATGGTGTCCACGCTCGGCATCTTGTTCGGGATCGTCCAGAACGTCGGCGGCATCTTCCAGTCCGTGTTCTCGGCCGCGAACACGGAGGGCGGCGGTCTCCTCGGCGTCATCGAGTCCCTCACCGGCCAGCTCTCCGACTTCTTCAAGAGCGCGGAGGGCCAGGACGCCCTCACGAGCTTCTTCGGAAGCCTCAAGTCCGTCGCCGACGCCGTCGTCCCCATCGTCCTCGCCCTCGCCGAGGCGTTCGCGCTGCACGTTGCACCCATCTTCGCGACCATCGCCGAGGAAGCCGGGCCGACACTGCGGGATCTGGTCGAGCGGATCGGCGAGGCCATCGGCAAGATCGACGCCGAGGAGCTCGCGCAGGGCTTCACTGACGTGCTCGACGCCGTCCTGCCATTGGTGGGTCCGCTCGGCGATTTCGTCGGCTGGGTCTCGTCCATCGAGGGCCTTGTTCCTCTCATTGTGATTGCGCTCGCGGCGTGGACGGTAGCGCAATGGGCGCTCAATGTTGCGATGTGGGCCAACCCTATTGGTCTCATCATTCTTGCCATTGGTGCATTGATCGCTATCGTCTGGCTGATCGTTGCGAACTGGGACACGATCACTCACGTACTCGCTACGAACTGGGAATGGCTGAAGGGCAAGACCTCCGAGGTTTGGGATTCCATCAAGGAATTCTTCATCGGAGTCTGGAATGCCATCAAGGATTTTTTCGTCGGGGTATGGACCGCGATTAAAGACTTCTTCGTCGGCATCTGGAACTCCATCACCGGATTCGTCGAGACCAAAGTGGACCAGTTGATGTTGGCGATCGGGTTCCTCGGGTCCCTCCCGGGCAAGGTCGCCGGGTGGTTCGGCGGCGTCCTCTCCGCCGCAAAGGAGAAGCTGAACTCGCTCGTCGACTGGGTCAAGGGCATCCCGGACCGAGTCCTCGGCGCGCTCGGTGACCTCGGGAACCTCCTCAAGGACGCCGGGCGGGACATCCTCCAGGGGCTCCTGGACGGCATCGAGTCCATGTGGGGCTCGGTGCAGAACAAGCTCTCGGACTTGACCGGGATGATCCCGGACTGGAAGGGCCCCGAGGACACCGACAAGAAGCTGCTCACCCCCGCGGGCAAGTTCATCATCGGCGGCCTGATCGAGGGCATCGACTCGATGATCCCCCAGGTACAGGCGACCCTCCAGGGGCTCACGACCGACATCGGGCTCCAAGTCGACGCCGCCGCGGCCCCGGCGGCCGCGGCCGCGCCGGTCATCAACGTGGCCGCCCCGACCGGCCCCGACGAGTACGTCGTGGCCGTCCCCATCGACCTCGGCGAGGGCATCACCGAGGTCGTCGAGATCAAGATGCGCCGCCGCGACGCCGACCTGAAGCGCCGCGCGCTCGCGGGGACGGGAAGGGCCCGATGACCCTGAACCTCAGCTACAACGACGACCTGTCGCGGGTGCAGCTCGCGCTCAGCGACATCCCCCAGGGCACCGTCACCGTCGAGTGGTCCACGAACCAGGCGTACTGGCAGACCATCCGCGGCGCTGACGTCCTCGCCATCCCCTCCACCGGCACCGCGGCCCTCGACCACTTCGAGTTCGCCGCCGACGTCGAGAACTTCTACAGGGTCACGCAGACCAGTCTGGAGCACACCGTGGACGTCTTCACCACCAGCGGCACCTGGAACAAGCCCTCGGGGATCGTCGCCCTCAAGGTCACCGCCATCGGCGGCGGTGGC